AAAAAAATAGAAGATACTTTTAGAAAAAACCATCCAGATAATCCTGAAATAATAAAAGATATGCGTTCAATTATTAATTATGATTGTTTTTGTTATGTTGTTGAATCTTTAACAGATGGTTCCATATATGTATTATTTTCTTCAGGAAAAGTTCTTCGAAATGATGAATTATATAGTGGACCAATTAATGCGTTTATTGACACTATAGTTGGAGTTGTTGAAACCCTAGAAGTGCCAATTTATTTATGCGGGCATTCTATGGGTTGCGTTTTAGCGCAAATAACTGGATTAAAAATAATTGAAAAAAATCCTGATTTCTTTCGTGAAAATTGTACTGTTATAGGCTCCGCCCCATTTAAATGGATTAACGATGAAGATATCTCTCTTTATAGAGATTATTTAGATAAATTTCATATTTTTGTTTTAGGATTAAATTCAAATATTATTGACCCATTTTTTTATAAAGGTGATACTACTTTACAACAAATATATCCAATTAATTTACTTAATAGTAGTGAAAACACTACAACTTTAGAATTAATTCAAGAACCTATTACTAGAACACCAGGAGAAAATACAATGCATAGATGGCTTAGCTATAAACAACATTTTGATAATTATATTTTATCAATGAAAGGTGGTTATAAAAAATATAAAAGTAATAAAAAAAGTAGAAAAAACAAAATATATAAAAAGAATAAAAAAAGCAAAAAATATAAATAAAAATAATATTTAATTAAAATAAAATTGAATTAAAAAACAATCTAAATCTAAATATTATATTATATAAGAGATGTCACAAACTAGAAGTTCTAATATGTCAAATAGTTCTAAAATTATCGGTATACAATTTAGTATTTTATCACCTGAAGAAATTAGAAAAAGTTCAGTTGCTGAAATAACAAGTAGAGATACTTATTTAAATAATAAGCCAATTATTGGAGGTTTGTTTGATCCAAGAATGGGTGTTTTAGAGCCAGGTTTAATTTGTCCTACTGATGGTTTAAACTATATGCAAACACCTGGTTATCACGGCCATATTAATTTAGCAAGACCTGTGTATTATATTCAGTTTTTAAAAGATATTCAGAAATTTTTAAAATGTGTTTGTTTTAAATGTAGCAAACTATTAATAAGTAAAGAAAAATATAGTCAAGCACTTAAACTTGTTGGAGAACATCGTTGGAAATATGTATCAAATCTAGCAAGCGCTGTTAAACGATGTGGTGAAGACACAGATAATGGTTGCGGATGTTTACAACCCAATAAAATTAGAAAAGAAGGTCTATCTACTATTTTCGCTGAATGGAAAAATGATAACCAGGCAGAAGGAGAAGATTCAACAATTGTTATAAAACTTACACCCGAGATGGTTCTAAAAATATTTAAAAGAATATCAGATGAAGACGTATCGTTTATGGGGTTTAGCCCAATTTGGTCTCGCCCAGATTGGATGATATGTCAAGTAATGTCAGTTCCTCCTCCAGCGGTTAGACCATCTGTAAAGCACGACGCCCAGCAGCGTTCTGAAGATGATTTAACACATATTCTAGTAAATATAATTAAAACCAATAAAACTCTTCAAGAAAAAATTCAAAATAATGCTCCAGCAAATGTTATTGATGATTGGACTACAGTTTTACAGTATTATGTTGCTACTCAAGTTGATAATAAGATTCCTGGTGTAGCGTCTGTAGCTCAGCGTTCTGGAAGACCATTGAAATCAATCAAAGACCGCTTAAATGGAAAAGGTGGGCGAATGAGAGGCAATTTAATGGCTAAGCGTGTTGATTTTAGTGCACGTTCAGTTATTACAGCTGATCCTAATATTTCTATAAAAGAGCTTGGTATTCCTATGAAAATTGCCAAGAATATTACAAAACCTGTAACAGTTAATAAACTTAATAGATTATTCTTAATGAAATTAGTACAAAATGGTCCTGAAATTTATCCTGGGGCTAAAATGTTAGAAAAGAAAAATGGAGAAGTTATTACTTTGCGATATGTTGATAAAAAATCACTCGTTCTTGAAGAAGGTGATATCGTACATCGTCATATGATGGATGGGGATGCTGTGTTGTTTAATAGACAACCTACACTTCACAGAATGTCAATGATGTGTCATATTGCCAGAATTATGCTGCGAGGTGATACCTTTAGAATGAATGTTGCGGATACAAAACCGTACAATGCCGATTTTGATGGGGATAGACATATGTAAAAAAACATTTTGTCCCCAACAGGGAGCGTTAAAAACGTGTAACTCCCTAGTTAATTGATTCTTAATAAAAAAGCACTTAAAAATAAAATATATATTATTATAATGGAACTATCAAAACATTTAGAACTATCAAATACAATTTTAGATGAACCAACAAAAAGATATTGCGAAATATATAAAATAGTAAATCTTTCAAATGGTAAGATATATGTAGGACAAGCAGTGTCGCATATATTAAACCATAAAAGATATAGACCTTATGGACACGAAGGAAGATTTAGATGTCACATATCAGAAGCATTTTCAACAAAAAAAAATCAATCACATTATTTAAATAATGCCATTAGAAAATATGGTGTTCACGATTTTGTGGTTGAATTAATTGAGTTTTGTGAAATTATTAATGCTAATGAACGTGAGATACACTACATTAAGGAATTAAATAGTTTATTTCCTAATGGATACAACCTTAAAAATGGTGGAAGTGTATTTACTCATAGTGATGAAAGCAAGAAACGCGTGTCTAATGGTGTAACAAACTATTATAAAGATAAAAAATTTGAGCGGTTTAAAAATATCAAACATATAGATGATGATATTGAAAAATATATTAAACCGTTAAAAAGAAATAATTCGCAATATGGTTGGTACGTTTATATTGATAGAATAAAAGCAGATTTTGGAGGAGTTCACATTTTATTAGATGAAAGTAAAACAAGTGCGATAGAATTTATAAATAATTTAAAGAATCAATTAGCAAAACACCTTGATGCGGGGAGTCCCTTAGAGCCTATCTAGTTTAATAAATTAGAGAACCACTACTAAGTTTGTGTAGGAAACTTCACAAATGGCCGAGATATAGAACTCGGGTATAGTAATAATGTGGAGGATTGGGTAATCCGCAGTGTTACTTCCTAAAGTCGTTTGGTAGACTATGGAAGGCATTCAGAGACTGAACGGGTGTTGGTAGGTGATGAAGGATTAGCCATCCTGAGCTTGCTTAAGATACAGTCCGGCCCTTTGGGAAACCTTAGGGAAATTCACGGAAATGAATTTACATATGCCTCAGGATCCGGAGTCTGAGGCGGAATTAAGAAACTTAGCAGCTGTGCCGTATCAAATAATAAGCCCAGCAAATAACAAATCAATTATTGGTATTTACCAAGATTCAATGCTTGGTTGCTACCAGTTTACAAGAGAAAAAGAATATACTAGAGGATCGATAAATGTAAAAGAAGGAATTCGATTTGAACCTAGAGATGCGATGAATTTATTAATGATGTTTGATGGAGTAAACGAATATAAATTATTAGAAAATGCTGAAAAAGAAGGTGGAATTACAAATTTTGATATTATGAGTCAAATTATGCCGCCATTATCATTGAAATATAAAACAAAATCATTTAAAGATGATAAAGATGAATTTAACACATCAAATAAAGTATTAGAAATAAAAAATGGTGAATATATTCGTGGTCAAATGGATAAAGGTGTATTAGCTGATGGAACAAAAGGTCTTTTACATAGAACGTGTAATGACTTTGGAAATATGGTATCAGCAAAATTTATTGATGATTTACAAAATATTATTACTGAATATATGAAATCAAGCAGCTTTAGTGTTGGCATTAGTGATTTAATTTCAGATGAAAAAACTAAAAGTGAAATTATTGAGGTTATTACAAGAAAAAAAACAGACGTGAAAAATTTGATAGACCAAGTTCAAATTGGCATATTTGAAAATAATACTGGAAAAACTAACGAACAAGAATTTGAAACTCAAGTTAATAATATTCTCAATAAAGCAACAGATGAGTCAGGTAAAATTGGCCGAGAAAAATTAAGTAAAACAAATGGATTTGTTACTATGGTTAACTCTGGTTCAAAAGGTTCTGACTTAAATATATCATTTATGATTTCTTGTCTAGGTCAACAAAATGTTGATGGAAAACGTATTCCATATGGTTTTGAACACAGAACATTACCTCATTTTACTAAATATGATGATTCTCCAAGTGCTCGTGGATTTGTTGAAAGCTCATATATTAATGGATTAACTCCTCAGGAATTATTCTTTCACGCGATGGGTGGTCGTGTGGGGTTAATTGACACTGCTGTAAAAAGTGTGACGTGGGAAACACCAATTATTATTATTGAAAATCAACAATCAAAATATACTGAAATTGGAAAGTGGATTGATACTCAATTAGATGATGAACGAAACACTTCAGATATCCAACATTTCACTGAAAGACAAATGGAATTATTAAATATTAAAAATGGAAATGTATATATTCCAACAACAGATGAAAATGGTGAGGTTACTTGGGGAGAAGTAACTGCTATTACAAGACACGACCCAGGAACTCAACTTTATGAGATTAAAACCTGTGGAGGTAGAAGTGTTATTGTTACAGAGAGCAAATCATTATTAATTTGGAATCAAGAAACCAAAAAATTAAAAGAAATGCTTACACCTGATATTAAAATAGGAGATTGTGTTCCTGTTACAGAAAAATTATGTCAACCACCAATTATTTTAGATAATATTGACATGACTAATTATTTATCAAAAAATGAATATGTTTACGGAACCGATTTTAATAAAGCTACACAAATGATGGAAACTTCGATGAATAACCGAAATAAAATATCATCAGGGTGGTGGAATGAAAATAATGGAAATATTTTTACACTTCCCTATTCTAAAAAAGCATCTCTTCAAAGAACAAATATTCGTTCTAATTTATCAAATATTAAGGATGGATTTATTTATCCTTATCACGGAAATCGTAAAGATACCTTAATTCCAGATAAATTTTTATTAAATGAAGAAAACGGGATTTTTATTGGATTATTCTTATCTGAAGGTAATGCGGGTAAGAACACAATAAGTATTACTAATTTAAATGAAAATATAAAATCATTTGTTAAAAATTGGTTTGATAAACACTCTATTGAATGGAGTGAAAAATCAAAAATAAATAGTATCGGAGGAAGAACAACAAGCATTATAGGAAATTCTTCAGTGTTATCAAAATTTCTAACAAACCTTGTTGGAAGTGGTGCTGAAAATAAATATGTTTTAACTGAAGCTTTTATTGCTCCAGAAAAATTTATCATTGGATTATTAAATGGTTATTTCTCTGGAGATGGTTCTGTTGGTAAAAATTCAGTTGAGGTTGGTTCTGCTTCAAAAAGATTGATTGAAGGAATCACAATGTTATGTTCTCGTCTAGGAATTTTTGGAAAAATGTTTAAAACACAATTAAAATCAAATAATCTAGGTACTAAAAATATTAAACCAACATATAGATTATCTATTCGTTCTCAATGGGGTAAAATATTTACAGAAAAGATTGTATTATTAGAAGAAACTAAAAATATCAAATTAAAAAATATTGTATGGAATAATAAGCATCGTAATTTTGAAACATATAATGATGTGGTATTAGATAAAATTACTGAAATTAATATTATTGGCGTTGAAAATCATCCAAAGGTTTATGATTTAACAATTCCATCAACTCTTAATTTTGGATTAGCAAATGGTCTTCAAGTTCGTGATACATCTACTACAGGATATATTCAAAGAAAACTTATTAAAGGATTAGAAGATCTTATGGTTAATTATGATATGACAGTTCGTACAAATAAGGGTAAAATAGTCCAATTTTCATATGGAGATGATAATATTGATACAACCAAAGTTGAAACCCAAAATTTACCAATTGTCAATATGAGCGTCCAAGATATCTTTGCGCATTACAATATTCCAGAAGAATCAGGAAAAAATAAAACACTATCACATATATTTCTTAAAAATACAATGTCAAGATATAAAAAACAATTACCAGAAATGTTAGAATACTGTACTAAATATACTGATATGATGATTAAGATGAGAGATACTATTATTAAAAACGTGTTTGGTAATAAAGGCGATAGTGGCGTAAATTGTCCGGTTGCGTTTTCATATGTTATTGGAAATATTCAAGGACAAACTAATATTACAAGTTCATCATTAGTTGATATTACTCCAGTTGAAGCATTTGAATTAATTGAAAAAACATATGAAAATTTATTGAAAATTCATTATGCTCCACCAACCGCATTATTTAAAACATTATATTATTATTATTTATCACCAAAAGATCTATTAATTGTTAAAAGATTCAACAAAAATTCGTTAATAATATTACTAGATACAATTACTCTTGACTATAAAAGGTCAATTGTTGCGCCTGGTGAAATGGTCGGAATGATTGCGGGACAAAGCATTGGCGAGGTCTCGACACAAATGTCGGTACCATTTAACTCTCAACATAAGATTGTTATTCAAAATAAATTAACAAATGAAACTGTAATAAAATCAATTGTTATGGGAGAATTCTGTGATACACTAATTAAAACAAATCCAACATTAACATTTAATACTGGATATGAAAATAGTGTCGAAACAAATATTAGTGTTCTAGAAAATAATTATTACATTATTGGTGTATCAGAAAATGAAAAAACTACTTGGAATAAAATATCTCATATCAGCAAACATCCAGTAAACGGACAAATGATGAAAGTTTATACTAAAAGTGGGCGTATTGTTGAAACAACCACAAGTCATAGTCATTTAATTAGACAAAATCACAAAGTTGTACCAATTGTTGGTGCTGATATGATAGAAGGAATGCGTATTCCTATTTGCGGTCATATTGATAATTCATTTATTAAAGATGAATATAAATCTTGTAAGTTAGATCATTTGTTTGGATGGTTTATTGGCGCATATTTGGCTGAAGGAAATTTAAATTATAATGAAATTTCTATTACAAATATTTCAGAATATTATATTGAAAATACCAAAAAAATAGCAAAAATATTTGGTAAAGAATGTCGCGTTGTTGAAAAACAAGGAGAATATGGAAAATCAATTACAACAAAATTTAATTGTGAGACATTAGCAAAAATACTATTAACTACTTGTGGAAATGGCAGTTTTGTTAAAAAGGTTCCTGATTTTGCCTTTACTGCTCCGGATGAGTTTAAAAAGGGAATGTTTCAAGGTTATTTTGATGGAGATGGTAATTTTCAATGCGATAAAAATCATCATCAAATTAGATGCTGTAGTAGAAGCGAACAACTAATCAAAGATTTAGCTTTAATATTAAATTATTTTGATATTGTTGGAAATTTAAAATGTGAGAATAACAAAGGAAGTATGTTGTATCATTTAAATATTTCATCTAAATATGCTAAAAAATATCAAACTAATATCGGTAGTATATTACATCAAGAAAAATTAGAAAATATGGTAAAATTTATTGAAAGAAATGATGTTAAATTTCTATCAGAACAAATAGATAAAATTAATGGAATGGGGGAAATTATAGCACATTGTGGAAAAACATTAAAATTACCAGGACAAAGTCGAACCTATGGATTTTGGAAAAATAAAGCCACAATTGGTCGTAGAACACTAGAAAAATATTATAATATCTTTAATGAACACGAAAATAAAGAACTTATTAAAAGTGAATTAATATTAATCGAACAAGCAATTACATCAAATGTGGTTTGGGATGAAATTATCAATATTGAATATTATACCCCAGCCCAAACAAATTATGTATACGACTTTACTGTTCCGGGTAATCAAACATTTATGACTGATTATGGTGTGATAGTACATAACACGCTAAACACTTTTCATTTTGCTGGAGTTGCTTCTAAATCCAACGTCACTCGTGGTGTGCCAAGAATTGAGGAAATATTATCTTTATCAGAGAATCCAAAAAATCCTTCGCTAACTATATTTTTAAAAGAAGAAGATGAAACACAAAAAGACAAAGCGCAATCAATTATGTATATGCTGGAACATACAAAATTAGAGGAGGTTGTTAAATCTGTTGAGATATGTTTTGACCCAGATAATTTATCTTCAGTTATTGAAGAAGACAAAAATACAATTGAACAATTCAAAGCATTTGAAAATATGGTTGACGAGTGTATTGAATCTAGTTTATCAAATGATGAAAATGAAAAATCAAAATGGATTATTAGAATGGTAATGGATCCTGAAGTTATGCTTGAGAAAAACATTACAATGGATGATATTAACTTTACATTGAAAAATTCGTATGATTCACAAATTACTTGCGTGTTTTCAGACTTTAACGCAGATAAATTGGTTTTTAGAATTAGAATGAATGAAGTAATTAAAATAACTTCAAGTAGAAGTGCTCAGAAAAAAACTAAAGTTAATCCATTAGACCAATCAGACCACATTTATATTTTAAAGAATTTCCAGGATCAATTATTACAAAATGTTGTTTTGAGAGGTATAAAGGGAATCGATAAAGTTATTCTTCGTAAAATTAAAGATACAGTATTTGAAAAAAATGGAATATATAAAAAAGAAGATATTTGGGTTCTTGATACAGTTGGAACAAATATGCTTGATATATTAGCATTGGACTATATTGATAGTACAAGAGTTGTAAGTAATGATATTGTTGAAGTCTATAATGTTCTAGGAATTGAAGCTGCTAGACAAACAATTTTCAATGAATTAGTTGAAGTTATTTCATATGATGGAACATATATTAATTACCATAATTATTGTGTTTTATGTGATAGAATGACAGCTACAAGTAAATTGATTTCGATATCAAGACACGGAATTAATAATGATAACATTGGACCAATCGCAAAAGCATCATTTGAAGAAACACCTGAAATGTTTTTGAGAGCTGCTAAACACGCTGAATTAGATAATATGCGAGGAGTATCAGCAAATGTAATGTGCGGACAAGAAGGATTTTTCGGAACTAGTCTATTTCAAGTAGTACTTAATATTGAAGAAATGATGGCATTAGAAGCTGTAAGTGAGTACAAGCCTATTGATGATTCAGTAGAAATTGAAAATTTCTTTGGACAAGTAGAAAATCCATTAGATGTGTGTAGTAAAGAAAATTTGTTAATCCAAAATAATGTTTCTAACATCAAAACTATAGATATGGGTAATGATAATAATTATAATCCAGGCTTTTAAAGTAAATAAAAAATTAAGATATAAATATTAACTATTAAATATTATTAAAAAATATGAATACATTTTTTTTAATAATAAAAAAATATTTTAAAATAACTGATGATATTTTTCAAAATTTAGACTCACTCCAAAAAATGATTTTTTTTATGTTTATAAATAAAAAAGAACGTTCTTTAGAAATT